ATGCGTCAATACTTCGAGCCTACCGATTACGCCCACTTGTACCGGGAAAAGAATTCTGGCATTTACTATGCTCGTGTGGATTCCAGACAAGGTGGCCGAAAAACGATAAGACGTTCACTTAAAACAAAGGATATAAATGAGGCTATTGCCAAAATGGCTGCCTTTTTGCAGGAGATGGGGACAAATACCCCGACTATCGGAAACATCTCTTGGTATGTAGCGGTAGATACCTACATTGCCCAGCAAAAGATGAGGCCCAATCTTAAACCTAGGGCCCTTGAATCTGCTCTGCTTTTCGCGGAGCATGCTCGCAAGCTGGTTGAACAAGATGTGGCAGCGGAAGCCATCACGGGCAATATGTGCCGGTTATGGTGGACCAAAAAAGCACAGAGTTGTTCGCCAAGAACGGCCAATGGAGCTCTTGGTGCAGTTCGAAAAATATTTGCTATGCTCAGGGATTCCGGGTACGTAGTTTCAGACCCTACCGCAAAACTGGAGAGATTGAGTCTGAAACCGACGGAATTTTTCATCCCGGGAAAAGAAGAATTTGTTCGTATTGTAGAAGAAATCAGGCGTGCTCCTTTACTGCGAAAGTACCGGGAAAAGAGCCTTGATTCCCCTGCAGCAGATATGGTGGCTTTTTTGGCCTACTCTGGTCTGCGGATTGAAGAAGCCCGACGCTTGGTATGGGGCGATATTGGAAAAGACTCCATATCCGTCCCGGCAATTAAACATGCAGTCAAAAGACGGATATTGTATATTAACCCAGCTCTACGGGATGTGATTGAGCGGATGAAAAAAACAAACAATAAATTGACCGCAACATCTCCTGTGTTCGTTATCGAAAATCCAAGGAAAGCTCTTACAAATGCCTGTGTCCGCCTGGGGTTGCCCCATGTCCGGGTGCATGATCTGCGCCATTTTTTCGCTACGACGTGTATTGAGCAGGGAGTAGATATTCCGACCGTGGCCAAGTGGCTGGGGCATCAGGACGGGGGAGCTCTCGCCATGCGGGTGTATGGTCATTTGCGCGACGAGCACAGCAAGGAACAGGCTTCCAGGCTGCGCTTTTGATTGTTTTGTTCAAGTCGTGGGTGTTTTTGTTCAAGTCGCGGTTGTATGTTTCCGGTCACGTTCCGTGCGATGAGAGGGGCATGGAGTTTAATCTTTCTATTGCAGATATGCTCCGCACGAAGTATTCGAGTATTTTCGAGCGTGAGATTCAACAGGTGACGTCTATTCTTGAGCCGTATTGTTCCGTTCTCCCCGGTCGCGGGAAAGATATGGAGATTCCCTATGTGGGCAAGACGGAGTTCAAGGAGATCGGCAACAGATTCGTAGAGGCCAGCCCGCACGAGCTTTCCATGGGGAAGCGTGTAATTAAACCTCTCCGTTATGCGGATTCTCTTCACAAGGATGATGTTGACAATATCCTTTTGAACGACCTTGAACTCAGTATCAGCGATTTTATCGCGGAAATGAAGAAAGCCGGCAAGAGGCTGCTTGATCAGGTTTTGCTTGGGGTGGTTCCCGATACGGATAATCCCGGAAAGTTCCGCATCCGTACAACTTCGGATAGTGTTTGCGGGGGAATGCTTGCACCTAATTACACGGGCAATTCAGGCGCCACGCTGACCGATCTTGATCCAAGTCTGGTTGTTCCGGCTGATTTCAAGATGGATGGGACGAAGAATCCTGCCGGGTTCCTGCTGGATCAGATTGTTGAAGCCAAGCGCATGCTGGAAGAGAATTACGCATGGGACGAGGCTTCCGGCGACATTCTTTGTCTGGCGATTTCCTCAACGATGAAAGCGCAGATGATCATGTGGGAGGAGCAGAAGAATAAGAATTACGGTTTTTCCGTGCTGGAACACGGCAAGGTGAATCCCATGCTGAATGTCCGCTTCCTGGTCACGAATATGCTTCCGTTTGATGAGGACGGCAATCGTATTTGTCCGATGTGGGTCAAGAGCCGCCTTGTTCTGTCTCCGTGGGATCAGATGAAGTTTTCTATCGTGCGACCGGACAAGTATCAGAACCTTTCTGTTGTTCGAGCAGATGCCGCTTGCATGTACGGGGCTTCCAGGAAAGACGAAAAGTCTTTCGTGCAGATTCTTTGTAAGGAGAAGGCAACGGCTGGTTCTTAATTATCTTTCCAGGGTATTCGTTGTTGTTTGGTCCGCTTCCTGCCGAAACAGGGAGCGGATTTTTTTGCTTGTTCAAGTTACGGTTGTATTCGTGCGGCAAAAATGTGTGCTAAGAGGGAGGCATGTTAGATTTCCTGGGCGTTACGGAACATTTTTCCTGCATGGAGAATACTCCGTTTTCCTTCCCTGCCCTGTTTCGGGATATGGCAGGGGAAGCCGTTTCTCTGGACGGCGTGATTTTTTCAGGGAGCATTGTGTCCGCCAATCAGGAGGTGGTAGAGATTTCCATTGAGAAGGGGGAGCCTTCTAATGAGGTGATTTTTTCATTCCCCGCCCTGCCTGAAGGAAGATGGTCTTACAATGTCCTGGTTCAGGCAGATGATGGTTCCCAAAGAATTTTGTTTTCCGGGTATATTTCCGTACTCGGTGTTTCTCGTGTCGCACAGTTGGCAGGCGGTACGCCAATGAAGAACCGGACTCTGCTTGTCGCTATGCCCGGGGAAGCGACAATGCGTCTCCGTATGGAGTGGATGGCTACTACTGCTGCACAGGCTTTTGCCTATCATGCGCTCCAGTCTTCCAAGGATGCTCATGCGGATGCGGAAACGGCGAGCCAGGCAGCCAAGACGGCAACAGACGCGGCAGCCACCGCTGCAGGACGGGCCGAAGAGGCGGAAGGCTATGCAGGGTCTGCCTGGGCCTCCAAAAGGGCTGCCGGCACATCCGCAACTAACGCAGCCCGTGACGCTAAGAGTGCCAATGATGCAAAAACGGCTGTGGAGTCATTGGCCGCCACCTGGCCGGAAACGGTCAGCGACGGGGAGAAGAAAATTGTTGAAGCCAGGAATGAGGCTGTGACTGCCATACAGGACAAGCAAGCGGCGGCCGTGCTTGCCGTAGGTCGTGCCTCACAGACCGCGCAGCAGAATATAGCCAGTGCGCAAAGTACCGCTGTTCAAGCCGTCCAGACAGCACAGACGGAAGCGGTGGGAGCGGTTACACCACTTGTCCAGCGCGCCGAAACCGCCAAAGATGACATTGACCAGGCGGAGAGGCGTATCAATACGGCGGCCACCAATGCGGCCGACTCCGCCACCAGCGCGGCCAATTCCGCGACGGCGGCGGCTAATGCTCTGGCGGCCATACCTCAAGTAGATGATGCAGGCAACATGACGCTGGCCGGAGGCCTGACGGCGGCGGGAGCCGTCAACGCCAATGGCGGCATCAATATCCCGCTGGCCGTGGGGGCGCCGACCAATGAATCCGGCGTCAACCGCCTGTATGCCGCGGGCATGGGAGGCGCAGCCAATGCTTATGCGGCGGCGGCTTTCCTGAATACGGACTCGCTGACAACTACCGGCACGGCAACGGTGACTAAAACGGTTCCCTACCAGATGGCCAGAATAGGCATTCCCTCGGGCGCTCACACGACTATTCAGGCCCCCTTTGAAGGCCCCAGTTCCCAATGGAATTATTCTTCCTGGGCCGGCTTTTCATTTGTCTGGCGGGCCACGGCCGCGGCGAAGATAACGATGGGCATTGGACGGGGGGCGAAAACAATCAGGGCGGACCTTACCACCGACTCCTACACGATTATTCCGGGCAATGACCTGGCATTTAATTCCGGGGAAATTCTGGACATCACCTTTGACAACGTGCGCGATACGGCTCGCAACGGCTATACGGTGCGGGTGCGGGAAATTTATGCGCTGACGTCCGCCGATGGATGGCAGGTCAAGACGACGACCAGCTTTATCCCGGCGACGCAGAACGAGCCCGTCCCGTGGACGGTGTGCAAGATTATTTACCAGCAGCAGACGGTTGCCAACAGCAGCGTTTATGAAAACCTGGGAGGCCTCTGGCTGCTGGTCACCGGAGGTCAGGGGTATAATCTGTATCAAATTGCCACCTGCCGGGGCGTCTCCAATTTTGAGACCGGCGTCGGCATTTCCAGGTGGGTGACGGATGTGATCAACACCACCAGCGGCACGGCTTCCGTTTATGCAGGGCCCGGGGAATATGCCTACTACCAGCCGGGCAATGTGAACCCCCTCTTTTACGGGTTGGACGCGATAGGAACGAATGCCGTTGAATCCGAGGCAACCGCCGCTTTTGAAGATATTAACGTGCCGATAGAATGAACAACGCAGAAATACAAATACAGTTCCCGAAACCTGGTCAATGGGATGAATTCGTTTTGACGCCCATTTATCAGGATTCGGGAGGTTATAGACCTCCGGCCCGCTATACGCAGGACGAGATTCCGGCGGAGCAGGCTCCGGCCATGCAGGCCGTAGTTGCTGCGCTGGTGGGATTGTCGGAACCGTGGCAGGCATCCCAGGTGTGGGCGCATCTAATGACGGCGACTGTCTATAATGAGGATGACCCGTATACCCCCATCGGGCGGAAGGATGAGGTTGCGCTGGATGTTGAGGCGGTTAATGAGCAAGGGGGGCGCCGGTTTTTCACCCCGTATCAATATCCGGAGTTCATCATTGATGACCCCGCCGCCGTGGACTTTTTCAAACACTTCACTACCCCCAATCAATAACAACCATAATCATATGACTACTAGTAATAAATGCAATCACGCCTTGGAAATTGCCGAGGATATGTATAACGCCTATGCCGACGGCAAGGACCGCTACAAGCACCAGCCGATGGTGAAATACGCCGACCTGCCGGACGACGATAAAGCCGGCTGGCTGAACGTAGCAGAACAGGCCCTCCCCATCATCGGCAAGCATGCTATGGAAGATGTTAAAAACTACCTCTCCGGGCAGGCCAAGACCTCCACCGGCTTGCGGAAGTGGCTCTACTTGGCCGGGGTGGGCATTGTCGGTGCTGTCCTTGGCGGCCTGGGAATGTCCCTCTCCGGCTGCGGTCATTCCGTGGATGTCACCCCGAACCGCACCGAAGTATGCAAGGACGGCTCCTGTCTGGTGCTGGAACCGGGGCATATCTCCTATAGTCAAGCACAGCCTGAAACGGACGTTCCGCCCGTCGTGCAATCCCTGAAAAAGTAAGATCATGTGCCAGCCGATAGATTGGGTTCTGCGTGTGGTCAATACTGTCCGCGCAGTTTTGGACGGCAAGAACGGTATCTTGACGCTACTGATTGTCGTTCTCATGAGTGGGTTTGTCGGCATGGCACTTATTTACAACGATTTCAAGAGCTTTCTGGCAGAGCAGACCAAAAACTACGCTATTCAGACGGAGGTCTTGAGGACAATAGACCTCCGTCTTTCCAACCTCGAACAACAAACTCATAAATAATATGTTTCACAAATATCATGTAAGCTTTTTATTCGATTCTGGAGAACACATCAAAGAGCTTATTTCCTGGCTCGCTAATGCTCCTGATACTATTGCTCTATCTGAAAAACACACAAACATTTTTGAAAGAAACCCCAATCAAGGACGCTCTTTTTCAGATGCTCTCCACGCTTTGAAAAGTGGTAAGGGAGCCAGACTGGAGGGGTGGGCCCCGGATGTTGTGATCCGCGCTCAGTTCCCGGACGAGCACAGCAAGATGAATGCTCCCTACCTGTATATGGAATCCCCTTTCGGGCGGGTGCCGTGGAAGGAAACGTTCATCGAATTGTTTTCTGAGGAGTGGGAGATTGTCGATTAAACTGTTTCCATTTTGGATACAGTTCTAACCACTTCTAACCGAAATAACTTATAACTATGAACACTACAGAAAGAAAGATGGCCGCGGCTATCCTCCGGTTTGAAGACAGCCGCGTTACCGGGCCGGATTCCCTGCGCGTTTCCCGCCTTCCCGCCGCCGATAAGGGCGGCAAGTGGGAGATTTGCGGCATTTGCGACGGCATTGAACCGGACGTGTTTAACAGATTGAAGGCCCTGCTGGATGCCGGAAGGCGTGAAGAGGCCTGGGAGGGATGTCTCCAGTACGTCCTGGATAATACCGCCGCCGTGCGTTCCTGGCTGGGTTCTGACGCTTTTCCGGCCACGGAGTTTATGTTGCGGGACCATTTTTTCAATTCCGGGAGCAGGAATGCCGGGAAGGTTTTGCAGCGCGCGCTGAACATCCACGGCGCCGGGCTTGTGGTGGACGGGATTGTCGGCCCCAGGACCCGGCAGGAGTTGCAGGACCAGCTGGCCGCCACGAGTGAAGCGGTGTTCCTTATCGCCCTGCAGGAGAAGCGTCAGGCGTTTTACCGCTCGTGCAGGCAGTTTCCGACCTTCGGGAAGGGTTGGCTGAACCGCTGCGACGATGCGTTCAGCGTGGCGCAGGAGCTTGTTTAGTTGTTTACCATTAGTTGTTATGAGTTCAAATCCATTAAAAGCTGTCGGAGGGGCCCTGGCAAATATCGCCACGTTCGGGGGATATGGAGCCAATAAGGCGGCCAAGAAGCAGGCAAGCGCCGCCAACGCTATGGCCGATGCCATGGCGAATGCCCCGGAGCAGAAGGTTATTACTACGGAAACCAAGGATGTTTCCCAAGCGGAGGATGCGGTGAATTCGTCTGCCCGCCGCCGCTTGAAGCTTAGTAATACGACGAACCGGAGCAATCCTCTTTCTTCCCTGGCTGGTCTAAGGAAGACGCTGGGTTGATTTTTACACAGGAGATTCATGGAAAATGTTAAAGATTTATTGAGGACGGCAGACGCCCTGTTCACGGAGATGAATAAGAATTCCGGGGATTGGGATGAATTGCGCCGGCGCATCATGCCGAGGATGGAGGGGAAGGCCCGCCAGCAGGAACAGGCTAATGAGATGACGGCTACGTCCAGTTTTTCTCCGGTGGCGCATAAGTCTCTTTTGAATTTGGCGTCCGCTCATCTTCTTTTTATTACTCCCATGGATCAGAAGTGGTTTTCCCTGCGACCGCAGGAGGAAAGGGATGATTACACCGATGAGGATGACTGGTACAGCAAAGCGACGGAGGCCGTCTACCGCGCGCTGGCGGATTCCAATTTCTATGCGGCGGCCCACGAGGTTTACCTGGACCGTTGCCTGACGGGTACAGGCTGCATGTTTGCAGATGTTTCCCGTGACGGGTCACTGGTGTTCAAACACGTCCCTACCGGGACTTATGCGATTGCCGAGGGAGCCCACGGGGAGGTGAATACGCTGGTGCGGACGTTGAAGTTTACTGCCCAGCAGGCCGTGGAGATGTTTAAGCTGGGTAATCTGCCTGTCAAGATTCAGGAGGCGTATAAGAATGCGGAGAGGCGGTACACCGAGATGTTCGAGTTTGTTCATCTTGTACTGCCCAACAGCCGGGCGCAGTTCGGTTCCGACATGGTAAGGCCTGGCCGCCGCAAGTGGTTGGACGTGTATATTGCCAGGGAGGCGGAGAAGATTGTTTTCCATGGCGGCTTTTACGAGTTTCCTTTTCTGGTGACGCGCTTTTTGAAGGGCGGCGTTTCTTCTTACGGCGAGGCTCCGGGCAAGGCTGTGCTGCCGGAGATCAAGGCTACCCTGCTGATGGATCGGGTGATGGATGTGGCCGGCAGCCGGGCGGCCATTCCCAGCGTTATCGTGTCGGCTAAGATGGCAAAGGAGGTTGATTTGCGGGCCGGAGGCAAGACGGTTGTTCCGGATGAGCTTATTGGTTCACAGTTACCGAGGGAATGGGCGAACGTGGGGGATGTGAGGTTTATGCTGGAGCGGCAAGATAAGAAGGAGAAGTTGATCAGGGAGGCGTTTTTCAATGATATTCTCCAGGTGGTTTCAAGCGTGGACCGCGAGATGACGGCTACGGAGGTGAATGCCCGCGAGTCGGAACGCATTATTTGCTTTTTTTCTTCTTTCATTCAGTTTTCGCAGGATTTTCAGACGATGATGAATCGCATTGTCTGCCTGATGTTCCGCAATACGCAGGGGGCCGTGCTTCCGGGCGACGCGCCCGATGAGTTTTTTGTCCGTTCCGCCGATGGGGGGAAGTTTGAGTTGCGGACTCCCCGCACCCGTTATCTGGGCAAGATTGCCCAGGCATTTGACCGTTTGCAGAGGTACGGCCTTGAGGGGGTGTTGAATGGGTTGGCGAAGTATATCCAGGTTTCGGGCGATACCCGCATTGCCAAGCGCATGAAGGCATGGGAGGTGTTGCGGTTTATGTGGGACAGTTCCGGCGCCCCGTCCAAGTGCATTGTGTCCGCGTCCGAGAATAGCAAGATGGTTGAGGAGGAGAAGGCGCAGGAGGATCAGATGCGTCAGGCCGCCCTTGCGGAGCAATTGGCCAGAGCCGGCAGGGATAGCGCCGCGGCGTCCGCACAGTTTAATACGGATTCATGATGAATATGTTTGAAGATAAGCCGACACCGGAACAGGTTGAGTTTCTCAAGAGGCTCAACCGGAGACGAGCCGCGCTGAAGGAGGCTTTTACTCCGGAGGTGCTGGATATTTTAGAGAAGGAGTTCCAGACGAATTTGCCCTGCTTTCAAGGGAAGGCTGGTTCCTACGACCCCCTTGACGCGATGCGCCGAGACGCCCAAAGGGAAATGCTCCTGTGGGTGAAATACGAGATCGAACAATATAACCCTGATTTATGATATACAATAGATTATTCCACAATAGGTTCCTGAGGGAAGAGGCCATTCCCGGCAGCGAAGGTGAAGGCCCCGGCGGCGGAGCGCCGCCCCCGGCAAGTCCCGTGGACAGTCCGCCTCCCGCAGCTCCTCCAGTCCCGCCCAATCCCTACGATTTTTCAGGGGGTGCGGAACAGCCCGATCCGGATCCCGGCAGTACTCCCCCGCTTTCTCCGCAGGAGGAGACCGAGTATGAGATTGATTTTGGGGAAGGGTTTGTGGAGAATGATGCCCTGCGAGATATGTTGAAGGGACATGCCAGGGCGGCAGGGCTGCCGGCCGATGCCGCCGGGAAGTTTCTTTCCGAGGTGGCCGCCAGCATCCGCGCGGACGAGGAGGCTGCTTTTAAGGAGGCTGACGAGGCGTTGAAGGACGAATGGGGAGCGGAGTATGAGACGAATGTTTCTGCCGCCAAGGCGTTTGCCCGGAAGCTTTCCGTGGAGTCCGGCGTTTCTATGGAGAAGATGGCTGTGTTTGCGAGTCCGGACGGGTTCCGCGTTCTGCACGCCATTTCCCGGCTGACAGGCGAGGGAGGCTTGAAGGGCGGCGGCCAGATTCCGGCGAAGACGGATCCTGCCGACGAGGCTCAAGCTATTTTGTCCGACCCCAATCACCGTTATTATAAGGCGATCGCCGATCCTTCGCATCCACAGTGGCGGGAGGCTACCGATTATTATAATAAGCTGGTGGGGATTTCCGGTTAGTTTTTTTTGCGTTGACTATTGGTTCGGAGGGGTGTCCTGCTGTGCGGGGCACCCTTTCTTTTTTTTATTTGTTCAAGTTACGGTTGTATTCATCAGGCCTGGGGATGTGGCATGATGCCTCAAATGGATAAGGTGACCGTTTTTAACCAGGCTTTGGCCCAGTTTGGGGACCGGGAGTATGTGAAGGGTTCCCCAGCCGGTCGCACCGTTGATTTGTGGTGGCCTACCGTGTTGCGGGAAGCGCTGTTGTTCGGGGCATGGACCTGGGCAACCAAACGTGTTGAGATGGATCGCTCCGTTATGAGGCATCCGATTCCGGATGATTGCCTGCGCGTGCTGTATGTGGGGGCGGATTTGTTCCGCATTGAGGGGCGTGATTTGGTGGTTGAGCGTTACGGGAAACGCGCCGCCGGGACCGATAAGCTGGTGGTGGATTATCTTTCCGACGAGGTGGCCCGTTCCGAAGTGCTGCCGGATCACAGTCCGTTTTTTATCAAGGGCGTTGTGTTTCTTCTGGCTGGCAGGTGCGCTTTGAAGCTGGCTTCTTCTCCCCAGCTTGCGGCCGCTTTGGAGGCACAGGGGGAGGCGTTTTTAAGCAAGGCCCTTTATTGGGACACCTGCCAGCATTCTTCCAACGACCAGGATCCTTTAACAGAGATTTTAAGCAGTTCCATTTTCTGATGTTATGAGTTCCGATTTCGGGGGTTCCCAGCAGTATAAGTATCAGGGGCAGGCGGCTTTGAGCAACGGGCGCGCCACGCAGGCGGCTTATGAGAAGAAGGCCCGCGCCCTGGAGGCGGAGGCGGTTTCCGATTCCCACCTGGCCGCCCGCAATATGAAGCGGATGCGCCAGAATCAGAATGCCGCCATGGGGTCTGTACGGGCACAGCGCGGCGGATCCGGTTTTACTTCCGAGGGGTCCGGCAGCCAGGCGGAGGTGGCGGTGGCGGATGTGTGGGAGAGCGCCATTGGGGACGCGGCCCTTTCCAACGCTGTTTCCGATGCCAATAAGCGGTTTGCCGCGGAGTCCGCCCGATACCAGGGGGATCTGGCCATGATGGCGGCACGCAGCGAGGCGGACCAGTATAAGATGCTTTCACAGAATGCCCTTGGTTCTGCCATGATCCAGACGGCCCTGACGGCGGCGGGGGGTGTCATGGGGGCGGCAGGAATGTCCGGTGGCGGGTTGCTGGGGGGTGTTACCGAGAGCGGGCAGACGTGGGGTTCCGCCTCTGGAGGAACCCAGGGGGCTTTTTCCGGGATGATGAATGCTTATTCCCTTTCCGGTTCCCTGGGGGGGATGGTGCCGGGGAGCATGCAGTCTTCCAACAGGTTGAGGGATTCCCTGCTGGCTAATTTCATGAATTTTGGAAAGAGATGAGCGTTTCTCCCATGCAGCAGGCTTTTTTTCTGATGGAAGCCCAGCGCCCAGGCTGGTTCCGGGAGACCGTTTCCCTGGCGGATGCGGGAGGAGGGATCGTGTGGTGCTGCCCTTCGTTGTTTTTTGCGGGGGTGCCGGATCCGGAGTCTCCCAGGACATTGATTGTTCTTTTTGCCCACGGCCGCATGGAGGCCGTCAGGGAGCTGGCTTGTCTGGTGCAGGGGCGTTTTGACCGGGCAAGGTGGCAGCGCTGCATCCGCGGGCGCGAGGACTGGAAGGAGATTTCCATCCCCAGGTTTTTAAGTTTTAACCGTTTCAAGATGAAAGAAGATGAGTGATTTACAGCAACCCATGTACGGAGGAACCCGGATGAATGCGGCTTCCTCTGCCCCGGTCCAGATGCCGGATGTTTCTTCCAAGCCCGTTCAGAGGGCGCTGCAGAATGCCCAGGAGTTTGTGTCTGATGTTGCCCACCAGTACCAGCGCATGAAGGATTTCGGCGAGCAGACGCGGCTGGAAGGCCGGATGAATGATTTGGCCAGCGAGTTTGAGCAGGAGATGACCCGGAGATTGGGGTTTGCCCGCGGTCATGAGCTGTCTTTTTACGATCGTGACGGGAGGCTGAAAGAGAGCGCCCTGAATACGTTTGTACGGAATTACGAAGGGAAGTTCCGCGAGTTGAAGGGGAGTTTTGTTTCCCAGGAGGAGGCCGCCAGGTTCGGAGCCAGACAGCAGGATGTGATGCGCCGACTCCAGGGGAGGGCTTCCGAGCTGGTTCTTAAGGGACAGATTCAGGAGTCCAGACAGGCTTTTGAGGAAGGGTTGAAGGGGGATTTGCTGCGGAGGGATTACCAGGGAGCCACCCGTAGGCGCATTCAGGCTTACGAGGCCGGCATTATTTCTGAGAATGGAATGAACAACGGTATTCTGGAAGATACACGGAACGGCCTTTTGGACGAATACGAGCAAGATATGCTGATTAACCCCAGTGTTGCTTTTACGAAGCTTGGGGACGGCTATTTTGATGCTCTGGGCGCAGGAGATGTTTTAAAGCTGAAGGAGAAGACCAGAAGGTTTTTACGTTCCGCGAACCGCTCCGAGAGTGAAGATGGAGCGCCCGGTTACAGAAAGGGTTCTCTTTGGCCGAAAGCTTCCCTCCGTTACGGAGCCACGGAGCAGGAGTACGACTGGGTGGAGCATTATAACCGGACCGGCAGTTACGGGAAATACGCCCCTTCCATTAAGTTTGCCTTCCGGGAGGATTTACGGAATCTGCCCCCCGCCAATTCCGGCGAAGAAAGAACAAGGTACGTCAATGACATGTTGAAGAAGTGGGGGCAGTATGGACAGGTTCTTGGAGATGAAAGGAAGTTGCGCCTGTTTGTGGAAGACCGGATTGACGCCATGGGGAGCCCCAATACGAACCGGAATAATATAGAGGCCGTTTTGAAGGCCATGCCGGATCATGTATATATCCCTTATTTTTCTTACCAGGTAGCTAATGCTTACAAGAGTGGTGACCAGGAGCAGATTAAGAAGGAAGAGAATACGCGGGATGAGGTGGAGGCAGATATTTTGTATAAGACGGAACTTTCCATGACAGAGTGGAGACAGGCTCATCCTAATGCCACACTTGCCCAAGATCTTGCGCAGATCCATAAATTCACCGCTTTTCATGCCGGGAACAGGTTTGCCTATCGGCCTATTACCGAAGAAGACAAAAAAAGATCTGACGAGAGCCGCATGAAGAAGGCGCTGGAGTCCATGCCTTTGTATTCTTTTGAGCAACAGGAAGAGTTGAACGTGTCTCCAGAAGAGAGGGAGGCCCAGCAGAAGAAGGCGGCACAATATATTAAGGGCCAAAGACCTTATTTGCCTTCCCCTCTTGAGAACCACCCTGTTTCTTTTGTCCGGCATGGTACGTCCGGAGCGTATGTTTCCAAGCAGGCTTATGAGGCTATCAAGGCTAAGTTTGGGAATAGGCCTTTTGCCCGCATTTCTCTGGGACGCAACGGAGCTTTTCTAAAGGTTCCCGTGGTCGGGGTTTATGAGGGGACCCCGCGGGGCGTTGAGGTTTCAGGACCGCTTTATGAACGCATGGCGTTAAGGTTTCCCGGTGAACAGGCCAGCGGGAATGTCAGCATTTACGACGGGAAGGATGAACCGGAAGCGCCGAAAGATGGATACGGACCAGGCCTGCTGCCTCCTTTGCCGGGTGGGGACGATACTTACACGCAGGTGAACGATATTGGCGATTCCGCTCTTTTACCTCTTAATCAATAGTTTTAGCACAATAATATATGTTTGCACAGGATGTTTTTGAAAGGTTGGGGCTGTCCCAAGATACGGATTTATTGAACGATCTCCAGAAAGAGGCGTTGTTAGAGCCAACGGAAGCGGCGCAGAGTCCCTATATGGATGACCCGGCATATGCCGGTTTTGAGACTTTGCGCGGTTTGTTTGGTTCCAACCATGGAGATAATCCCTCCATGTATTGGCTGGCACAGGGAGAAGAGATGCCTGAATTTGCCACCGTGGCGGACGCACAGGCTGCCGTCTGGAAGGATTTCCAGAAAAAGGCCCGTGCTTATCAGGCAGAGCAGGAGCGACAGCAACAGGCACGGGAGGCATTGGCTGCTACGATTGATCCCTTCATTGACCGGTACGTGCGCGGGGACGCTGTGGTTCCCTCCCCTGAACAAGTAATGATGATGCAGGAGGCAGGCATTTCCTGGGAGAGTGTCAGACGAGCCCGAAGAGGGATGGAACTTGTCCGGGAATATGACGCGCAGGGCACCCTGTACGACGACAGGATCATCAATAATCTGGCGGAACAGGTGGGAGATGATGAGTTGGCACGGCGCATTGTGCTGAATATGTTTTATAATGACGCCAGGAAGTACGCCAAGGATAAGCACGGTGACGAGTGGACCGGGATTGACTGGATAGATAAGGCAGCCCAGGGGGTAACGGGGATGGTACGCACCGGGGGCGTGAAGGGATGGCGGACAGGTCAGAAGGCCTGGCGGAATTTACAGGTAATGGGAGAGGTGGATGCCGTTACGAATGCAGCTAAGCGTCTGCCGGAGTTGATTGCTTCCGGAATGGATGTGGATGAAGCACGCGCTCAGATTGAGAAGGATGCCACTTTTCTTGAGATACGACGCCGCTGGGCTGCCGATCTGGTTCAAACCATGGAAGCCGGGGAGAAGGAATATTTGGAAGGTGAGGACCGCCATTTGGTTGGCCGCATTGGTTCGCAGCTTGGTTCCATTATCGGAGATACGGCTCCCTGGTTCATTCCTGCCATTGGTCCTGCTATCGGAGCTTCCTCCGCCATGCAATCCCGCAGAGATGAGGGGGTGAGCATTGGGTTAACTATGGAGGAAACGGAGAAGAGGGCCATGATGTTCGGCCAGGCAGATGCTCTGGAAGAGATGATTGCTTTTTCCCCCATCGGGCGGTTGACGCCCGGATATAAGTGGTTGAAGAAGGCGCTTGGCGGTGGGAAGGCCGCCGGGAAGCTGGCCCCGTGGCGGTCTCGATGGATGGCGAGTCCGAAGGCCCAGTACGCTATTCAAGGGCTTTCCGGCGCTGCGGAAGAGGCCATTCTTGAGCCTACAGCCGGGTATTTGATGCGTACTGTACAGAGCATGAATCTGACGGACGAACGCGGAAAACAGACTTTCCGTCAGTATTTGGACGATATGGGGCAGATGATGCACGGAGAACAGGGGCTTGCCCTGCTGGCATTTACGTTTGGGATGTCCGGCTTTAATTATCCTCAAATCAAAAAGGCAGCCCAGGAGTTCGGTCTTTCTCTGCAACATTACAAGGAACTGGGAGGCACGGCCCAGGGGTATCTGGAGGCCAGGGAGGAAAAGACCGCCGAAGGTTTTTTGAATAAGGCCCTTGCCAATTTGCATGATTCCTGGATGGAGGATCCGCAGGCTTCCCAGGAGCGGGCGAGCGCGGCTGCCGGAGAACGCCTTTCCGGGGAACGCATTGAGTCTTTGAGGGAGCTGGACGCGTGGCGGGCTGCCGAGGATGCCGGCATGGTGCCGCGGGTGGAGCCGGCGGAACAGGAGGGGATGTTCCGGGTGTATGCTCCAGCGCGCAGCACGAAAGCGCCGCGGGAGGATGCTTCCGTCTCCAGAGAGGGGCAGGAAGAGAACGCCCCTTCTTACACGCTGATGGACGGCGAGCAGATGACGGCTTATTTACAGGCGTTTGTGAGCGAGCAGGTGGAGAGTGACATCCTCTACACGCAGCATTTGCTGGCCGGGGACGTGACGGTGAGCCAGGCCCTGGCCCAGGGGCGTTTTGACGCGGCGGAGGTGATTACGCGCACAGTGACGGATGAACAGACAGGGGCCGAACGGGTGGTGATTGCCCCGGAGACGCTGGGGCAGATGAAGGCCCGCGCGGATATGGCGATGGCCGCTATCCGCGCCCTGGAGGCGGAGGGTGTGAGTTATGAGGATGCCGCCGCCCGCATGGATGCCTCGTTGAGCGAGCATCTTCCGCTGGGAACTCTTGTGAAGACATGGGAGGAAGCCCAGGAACGCATCAGGACGGAACAGGCCCGCACCCCAGAGTTCAAGGTTCCGGCCATGGATGCCCCGTTTTCCAACGCTTATGTGACGAAGGTCCGCCGGGGAGATACGTTCCGCCGGGTGTTGAGGTATGCCCGCGGGAATGCGACGGTGGAGGATTTGATGGAGGAAACGATGGAACAGGCTGTCATCTCCTGGCAGGCGGAGCAGGGTTTGACCTGGGGCGAGTTCGGCGCGATGCTCCAGGAGGCGCAGAAGTCCATCAATGATTTGTTCCCGGAGGCGCGGGGGGAGGAGATGCAGTTTATTCACCTGGACGCCGGGAAGCCGGTGACGGGTCATGACGCGATTGAGGCTTTTTCCAAGATCGGGCGTTCCCGCTGGCTGGCGGATGCGGTGAATCATCCTTCCCTGCCCTCCTGGCTGCGGAAGCTGCTGAATCACCTGGTGAAGTTCCTGGGGGCTTTCAAGGCGCGCGTGGAGCTGGGCGAGATGGTGCGCCAGGCGGAGGAACAGGGCGTGTTTACCCTGCCGGTTAGGCAGGCGCTGGCGGTGATGCTGGATGCGGGGAATGCCCTGTACCGGGACCAGCAGGGGGATTTGATTGCCCTGACTATGGAACGGGCCAAGGCGCAGGCGGACCTGGATGCCGCCCTGGGCCGCGGTGTCGCCACGGAACAGGAGACACTGGAAGAGCAGCTTGCCGAACGCAATGCCGCTGATGAACCGGGACCCGTGGACCGGGCGGAAGAAGAGGCCGACGACGCGAACGCCCAGCAGGCGCGGCGCGAACGCACGGAGGCGGAGGTAGAGATGCTGGGGGAACGGGATGATGACGGCGTGTTTAACGGAGGGGTGAGCATTCGTATTGAGGACGGGGTACGCCAGGGTTTTATTGACAAGGACCGGCTGACGCTTTGCCCGGATGTTCCCCAGTTCAAGCAAGGGGCCGATGAAAAGACGGGGGTGGTGAACCGGATTGTGGGGGCCTGGCAGCGCAACGCCGCGCCGATTTCCGTGTGGCGCCGGACTGATGGTTCCCTGCAGGTGATTTCCGGCAGGCACCGCCTGGACGCCTGCACGGATGCGGATATTAACTGCACCGTGTACGAAGAGGGGGAGCGGTTCGATTTGGACTGGGCCCGGAGGCACGACGTGGAGAACAATATCCGGGACGGCCAGGCGAGCGCGTTTGAGATTGCCCGCTACGTTCGGGATTCCTCCCTGTCCATGGCGGAGGCCGTGGAGCGCGGGATTGCCAGGAAGGGAGCCTCCTTGAAAGGGGTGGAGCTGGGGCTTTATGCCAGCCAGGAGCTTTTGGATGCGCTGGGCAACGGGCTGGTTTCCCCAGATGATGCCTACCGCGTGGCCCTGGCGTTCCGCAATGATGCCGAGGTGCAGCGTTCCGGGCTGGCCGTGCTGCTGGACGGCGGGAGCTGGCAGGAGACTTATAATACCATGGCGGCCAAGGCGAACCTGGAAGCGATTGCCCGCCAGAATGCGGCCAACGGCATGGATATGGGCATGGACCTGTTCGGGAATACGGATAATGAAGAGCTTTACAAGCGCATCGGGAAGTACGCGGCGGAGAAGTACCGCGAGCTCGGCAAGGAGCTGACGGCGATTAACGGCGCTTCCCGGAATCCGAAGGTGGCCCGGAAGTACGGCGTGAATGTGAATGACGCGGCGGCGGTGCAGCAGGTGGTGAAGCGGTTGCAGGAGGAACGTTCCCGCTGGAAGAATTTTGCGGTGCATCCCGATTTGCTCAAGGAGGCCAATAACGCCGTGATGGTGGAGATGGGGTTGAAGACGCAGGCACAGGTGGATCAGGAGAATGGCGTGCTTCCTTTAGAGGCACCAGAACAGGAGGCGGATTCCGACGATGCGGGGATGTTGCTGCTTTCCCAGGATGTGAACCGGATGCTGGAGGATTTTATAAAACGGGAGGAGGTTCATTTTTCCCTGGCCGGGGAGAATGAAGCATTGCTGGCTCCCAATGGAGAGCCATCCCATCTGACGCCGCAACAGTACCGACAAGTAAGGACGCCAGAGTTTAAGCGGTGGTTTGGGGATTGGGAGAAGGTGGCCCGGTTCAAGGCAGCCGTGGAGAAGATTATGTCTATGGAGCCGGTGGCGGCCATTTCCGGCCAAGAGTTCCAGAAGGACGGCATCCCCCTGACCGAAAAGGTGACGAAGTTCTGGAAGGAGCGTTTTAACGGAGTAGCCATTTCTCCCGAACTTGGAGAGGTGAGGCTTGATCTTGAAGGCGTGAAGTCTTCCATTGGACACGGCATCGGTTCATTGAAGTCCGCGGCTTTTGCCTGCGTAGAAGACGTGATCCGGAACGGCGTTGTGTTTGACCGTCAGAAGAATTGGAAAGAACGCGGTTACGATACAGCGGTGATTGCCGCTCCCGTCACGATTAAGGGCGTGGAGTATGTTTGCGAGGTTGTTGTTGAGCAACGTACCAACAGACAGGGATTTTACCTGCATGAGGTGGAGATAAAGAAGAAGCTCGAAGACGTGTTCAAGACCTCCACTGAAGGAGGCACGCCCCAAGCTTCCAGAAGTATATTAGCCCTGCGAGCCGAAGATGTCAAGAGGGAGGAAGAGGGCATGTCCAAGGTGGTGGACGAGAACGGAGAGCCACTGGTGGTGTATCATGGTTCCCCGCATGTTTTTACCGTGTTTGACGTGGAGCGTTCCGGAGAGAATTTTAACCGGAGCCGGGAGGATGGAGGGTTGTTGTTTTTTTCTTCCCTGCCGGAGACGGCGGAAGATGTGCTTCATGATTTAGAGGGCCGTTTTCCGGGGACCGGGTTGGAGAGTGCGCGGCTGTACGCGTGTTTTATGAGGTTGAGGCGTCCGTTTACGCTGGATCTTGGCGATGCTTCACAGCGCCCGTTTTCCGATGAGGGTGTGCCGGAGAGCGTGAAGGGTTCCCCGATGGCGTGGTATTTGTTTCCTCACGAGTTGAGGAGAGGGTTTGATGAGGGGAATGCTCATGGCGCAGGTTATGACGGTATTGTTTTGAAGGGCAGGAATGCTTATGACGGGAGTCCGGAGGTGTGGGGGATGGCTACGGATTCCCGGCAGGTGAAGAGCGCTGCCGATAACCGCGGGACGTTTGATTCAGAGAATCCGGATATTACGTTTTCTATTATTGGGGAGAAGGCAGAGTCCTTCCAGGAGTACCACAATAACGGCCTGTCCTACACGGACCCAGCGGACGGGAAGCGGAAGGCGATCATTGATTCCCGCGGGGTGCGGTTGAGGAAGGAGCACGTCAGCGTGAGCGAGGGGGGGCATGTGAATGTTTCCCTGGCCGCGGCCCTGGATTTCCCGGAGTTGTTCCGGGCTTACCCGGAGCTGCAGAAGCTGAGGGTGGATTTTTACCGGGACAGCAGGAGCGGCACGGGAGGGTTTACCGATCCGCAGGAGCATTATATTGCCGTGAATGTGGCACGGGGCGGGAAGAACGCGGATGCCGGCATGGTGCTGGATACGATTCTGCACGAGGTGCAACATGTGATTCAGGGGTATGAGGGGTTTGCCCAGGGGGCCGGTCGCATGAGCCGGGATCAGGCGCTTGCTTATCTGGGCGAGAGCATGATCCAGCTGGCGGGCCGGGACGACGCCTGGGCGAAGGAGGCCCTGCCGCGCCTGGAACGGATGAGGCAGGAACTGGAGGCCGGGACGTTGCAGCCGGCGTTTGTGTATGTTTTTTCCCACGGGGAGCAGGAGGCGCGGCTTGCCGGGAGGTTTGAGAAGAATAGCGAGGGCGTGGTGATGAGCGGCCTGAACGGGTTCCGCCTGCTGGACGCTCCGCAGTTTTCGATTCCGCTGACGGGGAATATTACGGAGCTTGGCGGCATTACGTTCGGGGCCGGGAGGTTTGGCCGGATGGCCGACAGGGTTCTGGCTCCGAACGGGGATTGGCTTTACGATGAGATGGTGTTCAGGATGAGGGCCGCCGCGCAGCGGTCCGTGAATAAGCTGAACCTGTATGAGACCGGAGACCGGGAACGCGGCCTTGAGCTGCTGGCGGAGGCGCAGGAACTGATTGCCACGGTGGAGCGGTTTCTTCCCCATACGTACGGGTTCGGGCTGGAACCTTACAAAATCTGGCTGAATGTGTTTTCCCTGCTTTACGGGAATAGCGGGAAGATGGCGCCGGATGAGGCGCTTTCCAGCGCGTTGAGCGCGATTCCCATGGAGAAGTGGCCGGAGATTATGGCGGGAAGTGTGATGAAGCATTTCTGGGGGTATGTAAAACAGCATGAGACGCTGGGTCCCATGTGGGAGGGTAAGATGAAGGAGTTTGAGGAAGAGGCGAAATTTGCCGAAGCCGGGGAGAAGGCCGCGGAATTGGATAAGCGCCGGTGGGAGTTTTTTATAGCGAATGGCGCGGAGTTCCTGGAGAAGTACGGGCAGGTGAAGGTGTACCGCCTGATTAGCAAGTTCATGGCCCGCGTGGTGGAACAGATTGACCGTTACCGGAAGGACCGGACGCTGGGCCGCATCCGCCGCGTGGCGGCGTCCGTGGCTCCGCGGACGAATCCGAAGGGGAAGCCGCTGCGCGGGAAGATGGACGCGGAGAGTTACCGGAGGCTGGAGAGGTGCCTGCGTCTGCTGGAGATGACCGAGAGCCAGTACGATGAGTTTCTCCAGAAGAATTTTCCGGAGGATGCCGAAGAGGGGAAGAGGTGGGAGGATCTGGCCCCGGATGCGCTGGTGCTGGTGACGCTGCCCGACGCGGAAGGGAGGCTGGAAGAGGTGGCCGTAACGCAGCGGGAGTTGGAGGTTTACGCCTGTTATGAACGGATGGACGTGAATACCGCGGAGAAGTGCGGCGCGGCCCTTGGAGAATTGATTGCCACGTCCCGCCATGCCTGGGAGAACGCAGCGGAGAAGAAGAAGATGGAGGTTGCCGCCATGGCCGCCCCACTGCTGCAGGCCACCGGGGATTTGGATGATAACAGGATGGCGACGTTCCGCCGGAAGGCGAGGCTGCGGGCTTTGCCGAAGAAGCCCCTTTCCCTGTTTGATTATCTGATGAATTTTAATCAGTATATGCAGGCGCTTTCTTCCGTGGAGCCGTTTGCCGGGATTGCCCGCCAGTTTGAGGAACGGGCGGCGCGGTTTAATGTGCAGCGGCAGGCGAGCGAGAAGGAGATGCTGCGTTTTGTGCACAATACCGTAGCGGAGATTGCGGGGTCCGCGGACCGGTATGATATTGCCGAGTGGATTTATGAGGGGCGCATGAAGCAGGATACGGGGATTTCCGTTGTGGAGCGGGAACCGGATTGGAACAGGAAGGCAAACGCCCTGTACCGGGAACGCCTTCTTCATTTGCTGCGCCGGAAGGTGAAGTCCCACGGGCTGGAAGCGGTGCAGCTTTATTTGAGGGAGTTTAAGCTTTCCGAAGATTTGAAGAAGGAGGTGAACGCCCTGTTCGGGCACCGCCGCAAGGAGATTTCCGCCAAGCAGGCGAAGAAGGCATTGGAGCACATGGAGCGCGTGTTTACGCAGAAGGAGTGGGAGCGGTACGGGGACCAGAAGGTTTTTGTGAGGGAGCGGGCGGAGATGCTGCGTTCCAGGACGAAGTATGCCAAGGAGGGGTATCAGCCGAAGAGTTTCCGGCTGGATGGCCTGTCCCGGATGGAGGCGGCGTATCTGGTGCTGTTGTCCGAGCAGGCGGATTATACCGAGGCCCTGGCGGAACGCGGGTTTGACGCGGAGGTGATGGACCGGCTGCGCGGGTTTGCCGGGGATGAGGTGATGCAGTTTGCGTATGCTTTACGGGAGAAGCTGAATGAGCGGAGCGGACAGGTGCAGGAGATGACCGAGAGGCGCTACGGCACGCCGTTTCCGCTGACGGAGAATTATTTCCGGGCGTTTTTCGATGTGACGATGGAGGCGATTGATAAGTCGATTGCCGATGCGGCGTCTTACGGGGAAGCGGCCACGGGCGGGAAGTTCGGGTTGATTCACGCCCGCCGGAAGCATCAGGCTCACCTGGATTTGGAGATGGATGTTTGCACGGCGTTTATGGCGGCCATGACCGAGCAGGATCTTTACCTGTACGGCTCCGAGATCAGCCGTGATTTGCGGGCTTTGCTGAATTTCAAGGGCGAGGACGGCGAGGCGGGCCGGAGCCTGGAGGTGCTGCTGGGGCGGGATGCCGTGGGCAAGCTGATGGCCTGGGCGGATGCGTTTGACCGCGCCGGGGCGGAGAGTATTCGCGGGCACCTGGATATGAACCGCCTGATGAACCGGCTTTCCGGCGCGGCGGCGCGGGTGCTGCTGGCCGGGCGCGTGGGGACGCTGACCAAGCAGGTGACGACGGTGATTAACGCGATGTATGCTTCCGACGAGATTGGCCTTGCCGAGTGGCTGGGGGCCGTCCGCCGGTATCACGCCGGGAAGCTGGTGAAGCCTGTACGCGAGATAGAGGCCCTGCCGGAGCTGGACAGCCGCGACAAGACGCGGTTCAGCGCCACGCTGGCTGCCATGGGGGCCGACGAGGCCGGGCGCCGGGTGTCCCGCCTGGAACGCTGGAACCGAGAGGGGATGGATTTGCTGGAACGGGTGGATATGAAGGGGAATGCGATTTCCGCGGCTATTTTGTACGATGCGGTTTACCGGAAGATGAAGCGTGAGACGCCGGACGCTGCGGAGGCCGAGCTTGACGCGGCCGCCATGGCGGAGGTGCGGCGCTCCCTGTCCCGCAAGGGTCAGCCGATGACGCAGTTGCAGAAGTCCCTGGCCGCGCAGCACCGGACCTGGATGCAGGCGGGGATGTTGTTCCTGGGCGGCGAGTCGATCAATACGATGGGCAATGTGTTTTCCCTGGCCCGCAGCGGGCAATGGGGGAAGGCCGGGTTGATGTGGGTTTCTCACGGGGTGGTGCTGGCCCTTCTGAATGGGCTGCTTAATTTCATGACCGATGACGAGAAGCGCCGCCGGAAGCGGGAGTGGTGGCACGCCCTGTTTGATGTGGCGATGGGGCCCGTGATGGGGATCCCTGTCGTGAGCGGGCTGGCTGGCGAGGGGGTGAGGCAGCTTGCGAAACTGTGCGGGTATCACGCTTTTATGCCGGGGAATAATTTGCTGGTGCCTTTTTCCAATGCGGCGGATATCGGGAAGGCGTTTTCCAACGCCTGGAAGGTGTTTGACGGCAAGGAACGGCCCTGGGAGGATGACGCCCTTTCTTTCCACGAGCTTTTACGCACTGCGGCGGCGGGGACGGTGGCGTTTTCTCCGCGGACGACCAAAGGGGGCGCCGCTGCGGTAGGGGCTGCCCTGACGATGGCAGCGTTGCTGAATGTGACGGAGTTTGCCCTTAAAACAGTCCACAGCGTTCAGGAGAACGGATCGGATTGGGATAAGTGGGTTGGGAACCGGAAGTAGTTAAAGTATCTTATCCAGTATATACAAGTGCGACTATTTAAGGATAGTGTCTGCTTTAACAACTTTTTCTTTTGCTTGCTTCTCCAAATTTGGAACTGCTCTAAACATAGAAGCAAGCTCTTTTGCATCTTCAATTGACATTCTAATTGAAAATTTGCCTGTCCCTGGATCATTAAAAAACAACTGAACATGGGAACTTGTTTTTCCAAGCACATCTATCATAGATTTAGATTCATTCAACATGGATATAAAATAAATATCAAACGAATACTTTCTTGGATTTTTTTCTAATGGAGCATAGTAAGAGGCAACAAATTTATTTGTTGCTAATTCACTATCTTCCACTATATCGGCCCATTTTGCGCATTTTTCTAAACTTTTTGCTATATTGATTGCATCTTTGTTTGAAAAATATTGTGTAACAAATCTAGGGTAAATATTTTTTTTAATTTTATCTTTTGGAAGTATAAAAATCACCAATCTATGCCATTCATCACTTGAGACATGCAAGTGTATTTTAAAATCACATTCGTTCAAAAAATGTATATTTAATATTTTGTCACTTTTTACAGAACATTCGGTTCGAGCAAATGAGACTCCCGAAATAAATACCCACACCGCAAATATCACATATAGAATCTTCATAGAATGGAATATTTACTAGCTCCTCCACAAATCTTGCAATTCACACCGCTGGGCGTATCGCTGGCTCGCCCTTTGCAAGCCCGGTAGTACCGGCAGTTTTTGTTATGGGTCTTGCCCGTTGAGCTGATCCAGTACGTTTTTTCTTCCGCTGCTGTTTTGGCCGCTGGTTTCCGGTGGTAATGATATTCCCCCGTTTTACGGTTGTAGTGACCACCGTTGGCGTCCAAACCGCCAGGGTGCGCGCCTGCAAGGGAAATGAGAGAAATGAGTATTAAGGGAAGGAGTAAGGTTATTTTCATGGCATTTTGAGATAGATATGGGTTGCATCCAGTTTCCAGGCCCCATCACTTGCCAGACCGACGGCAGGCAATAGAAGGAGACATCCGCCCACTACGTCAAGGATGCCTGTGGTGGATATGCTGTAGTTAATAGCGGCGCAAGCGGTCCGGTTTCCTTTGGTGGCCGTAATGGTGTGACTTTCTCCTTTGGAGAGATGCGCCGTAGCCTGGCCCTGCCCCAGATAAACGCCGTCCGCACGAATTTCCGCGTCTTTTTCCGAGGCAGTGATGGTAACGGGTTGCTTTCCTTGAACAAGAAGGGAGCAGGAGGATAGAAGAGGAAGGGTAACGGCCAGAAGAGCGACCGTTACCCAAGAGAGCAGTCTCTGTTGAGAGAACATGAGAGGGTTTAATTTTTTCTCATGATGGGATCACCTTCCGCAACGAAGGATTCCTGCCCGTAAATGAAGGGTATGTAAAACCATTTCCGTTCAAGCGTAGCATTGGAGAGACCAACACAGTTTGGACCGTTTTTTTCAATGGCGTTATCAATGGCTTCTTTCATATCAGGAATGCCTGTTGGGAAGAAGACGATGATATGTTTTTTGTCTTCCCCTTTAGAACGAACGTTGTAAGTGGTGGTATACCCGGCAGTGTGCTTTAGATCCATGTTTTTGGTGGAAGCGACGGTGAGGTCCGCCACACGGGTGGTGCACGAGACGGCCAGGAGAGCGGAGCCAGCTAACAGCAAGCGTTTTATCTTCATATTGCTGTAGTTTGAGTTGTTTCAGTTCTACATTCAATATGTTTTCATAAGATATATATGTTATGCTTGTTACGTCTGCATTTTCTATTCTCCTAACAAATAATTTATGTTTTTCAGCTAGTAATAATAAAGAGTCCTCTCCTGCTCCAAAGGCCAAGGGGCGAAACATTCTAACGTAAGGAGACTGAATGACAGCCTCTCTTCTCAGAATAAGCAACTCCTAAATCATTATTTCAGTATTATTATGTAAAAATGCATACTGAAATTGTTATTAAAGGGGGCTTTGTTCAATAAAAAGGAGCTGCCCCAATAGAGGCAACTCCTGAATGGAGGTTGAGGATGTCAGTCTTACCAGATTCCACCTAAGAAGACGATCTAAACAACCGGGCAATATCTGCCGCTAGGAGCTATGCTGACGAATTTGGTGAAGATCGTGGCGAATGTAGTAGGTTAGGAGATACATATTTTAATTTAATGTCTCTCTTTATCCTTCTTAGGGTAAAGCCACCAAAAAACTATTGCCAATAAGCCTATTATATTCACTATAAAAGAAATTTTTCGAGTGCATTTCTTAAACATATTATAACGGAAAAGAGATTTCAAAAGACGATATTTTTAAGAGAGAACCAAAAATCTCCTGGACCGAATCAAACAGCCACCAGAAACGTAAAAACCTAAGAAAAGGGGCGAGAATGAAATCAAGATCCAACTATAAATCTAAGAATTTTGTGAGATCATTCACTTGCTTTTGCCTTGCCCATTCATAAACAACTCGATCAATCCATTCGTCGACGTACGAAGCTCCTGCTATGGCTGCAGCTATAAGTGCATAACGGAAAATTTGATTAGGAACATTTAATCTTGAGTTACTATTTCTCAAGCATTTTTCTTCTTCTGTTAAATTCTCTTCTGATTCGCTACCAGTACATATACTATCAAGATAAGCTGCCGGGAGAAAAGAAGAAATAAGTTTTTCCACTCCAATATTTTCTTTTTTCATATAAGAAGAAATTGTCTCCTTTGTGATTTCATATAAAAATTCATTAACCTCCTCATAAGAATATATATAAAATTTATTATAATACATATACGTAGGAGGAGAAATAGAAGAAAGGTTTAACGACCGCAGAATGCTTGTTGTTTTTTTTGACAAATAGCAAATAATTCCGCTTTTGTTATCGTAGGTGATTTTTTTAGGGACTGGATCAAAGTTTGGGTTTAAGGCCATCAAATGATGACCAAGAGGCAAGGTATGATCACTGTATTCTCCGTCTTCATATTCCACTTGTAATGCTTCTATCTTCTCTTTGTTCTCCTCTGAAATAGGTTTAGTTCCATAGAGAAAGTTTTTTACTGTAGTTTCCGATTTTTCAAGCCAACTGGCAAGCCAACGCATGGAAAGCCCACGCGTTCTCATCCAATCCCGGAGAGCCAGTTTGTACTCGTACTGTGGATCATCTTTGAGTGCCATGAAGGGATGTAGTGGGATTTCGGGAGATATGTCAATATGCATTTACCGAGAAAGTGAAGTATGACAAATTATTTAGTGGTGATACCAAGGATACTGTAGTAACCAAAAAATATATGGAATACATACCTTCATTACAGCTAGCACAAACGATAGGAGTATCAAAGAATACTGTTACCCAATGGAGAAAAGAGGGACTTCCCTGCATATACATCGGCAAAGTTACTGAGCCTCGTCGTGGTTCCCGTCCCCGTTACGATCTGGAAAAGGTGAAAGCCTGGCTGGAAGAACGGAGCAAGAAAAGAACTTCCGTGGCTTGAGTAAGCCACCTGTGGACATGCGGCCCATGTCGAAAACAACGAAGGCCACCTGCGCCAACAGATGACCTTCAATAACGGGCATAAGCCCAACTAACAAACAAGACAATGAGTACTATACAATGTACGAAAGCGCAAGCTGATTGCGCCAACATGACGGGGAACGGCATTAAGCTGTTCCAGAACTCCGATCTGAATTGCACGATTGAAGTCATCGAAAGAAATGGTGAACCTTGGATCTTTGCCAAAGAAGTATGTGAAGCTCTCGGTTACTCGAATATTTCGAAAGCTCTATTGAATGTAAGAGAAAAGTGGAAGGGTATAACCAGCAGGGATACCCTTAAAGGAAAGCAATCAGTTTCAATTATCAATGAAGCTGGCTTGTTCGCTCTTGTGATGAAATCCAAGATGCCGAAAGCGGTCGAGTTCCAGGATTGGGTGTGTGAAGAAGTTCTCCCCTCCATCCGGAAGCACGGCCTGTACGCCACCGGGGAGAAGCTGGAAGAGATGCTTTCCGATCCGGACACCATGATTCTGACGCTTCAGGCATTGAAAGCTGAACGGGAGAAGAGAAAAGCTCTTGAAGCAAAAGCTGCGGAAGATGCTCCCTATGCACATTTCGGACGATGCGTGGAAGTTTCCGAGGGCTGCATCCTGATTGGAGAGTTTGCCAAGATTCTTGCTCAGAATGGAATGGAGACAGGACAGAACCGTTTGTTTGAGTATCTACGCAATGAAGGTATTATGGGGAGGCACGGCAATCGTCACAATGTTCCGGCCCAAGAGTATATTGAAGCTGGGTATTTCCGTCTCACTTACCGAGTCATTCAGCGTTCCGACGGTTCACAACAGTCTAAACCGACACCGTATTTGACGCCCCGCGGTCAAATATGGTTGATGAAACGTTTGGGATTAACCCTTGAGAATATACCTGCTGCCTAAGATTTTACATCTGGTGCGTGTATTGGAATTTGGAGCAACCAGAAAAATTCCCCCGTTTCCTTTTGGAAACGGGGGCTTGACCTGAGTTCTGCTGCCTCAATCTAAATCCAAGTTATGAAGACAACAACCCAACATCACCTCAGAATCCTCAATGAGGATTATTCTCCCGCGTCTTCCAGCGCAGCACTACGGATGAACTCCTCAATAGTTTGCCCGCTGATTTGTGCGGCCTTGGAAATGAGTTTTAAATCATCTTCCGAAAGAGGAACCGCTACCGCTGCAACACCATTCAATATAGGGACAGAGGATGCTGTCCTGGCCGCTTCTTCTCCTTGCCTATTTATTTCTTTCCGGATTAGCTCAAGCTTGGCCGGAGGAATTATGCCTTTAGATCGAAACCAATCATCCACGGACGCCTTTTTAACAAAGCATTTCTGAGCCAACCATTCACGGCTTTTTTTATTTTTCTTTAGCCAAGATTTGATGAGTTCCTTTTCATTCTCCATGAGGAAAGTATGAGGAAAAATCCTCATTATGCAAGTAAAATATTTGATGCTTTTCCGCAAAAATAGATTGACTAGTGATGAAAAGTCCTCAATATAGAAATATGAACGCGACAGAAAAACACGAAGAACGGATTTCCCTTCCCGCATCGGTCCTCCTCTTAGAGGAGGGAATCGCCCGGGGATTGGGAATAACGATAGGAGAACGCATGAGAGCCTTGGCAATAGCGAAAGCTCAAAGAGTGCTCACCTCGAAGAAAAACGTTGAACCCAAGAAGCCCGCGGCATGAACATGAAAGCCTCCCACCAAGAAAGAACCACAAGTATGCAATGGGAAAACACCAATAAGAAACTGGTGATTTACGCAGATGAGCTCCGTACAGCTCTACCGGAGGAAGGAGAGTTCTATGTAGAGGTTGCGGGCAGGGCTTACAAAATGAAGCCTGTTAAGGAAAGGACAGTTTTGTTCGCTTCATCCGTTTATACGGACGAACCTCATTTGCTGCATGGCTGCCTGGTTGTGGCGGAAGGCGATTACTGCCTTCTGGCTATTCGTCGTACTCTTCAAAACGACTACCATAGGGATGAGCGTGAAGGGCAGCATAACGGGCCTCAACCTCATGGAGAGAGTCTTGTTTCTGGAGATATTCAATGAGTTCCTGGGTTTGACGGTAAGAGATTTCAATAATGCAATCACATCCCGACATGATGACATTACTGGTTCCGCCGACGCAGGCTTCTATTGCCGCAATACGCTCCAAGTTGACGAGGATGTATTTAGGTTCCTTACCATCATTGCGAGCTTCTTCTAGTTTTATGAATTTAGGCATAACGGAATAGTAGCCTGACAGCTTTCATCTTCAAGAATAATGAGCCGGCATGCGCATGAATTTAGGCAATACGAGCACATTCAAAGCCAAGGCGTTACATTGGCAGGCTCTCCATTTTTATTTAAGTAATAACAATCAATATTAATCACTAACAAATAACTAATGATGAACTGGACTGAATTTATTGTTGTCACGATGCTTAACCTGGCAGGCTACCTGTCCGCGTTGATGCTTGGTATCAGCCTGGGAGAGAAACACATCATACGCCAGGTAAACAGAACCCTGGATCAGATGAGAAAGGAGCGGGCATGATTATCGAATACGACGACGAAGACCGGTGCATCCGGGTGAATGGCGAATACGTCGCTATCCGGGAAGCGGAGGGCCTCAAGGACGAGCTGGAATTAGCGATTGACCAGTGGGAGGTGGATCACGCCGAGCAGTACGATAACCCCGACGGCCACTACGACGACTGAATTATGGAAGAAGCCCTTATCGAAGAATTGAAGCTGCTCGGCTGGCACGAGCTTTAACTAATCGCCCGTCCGGGCGGCCATTTTAATTAACCGAACATGAGCACGAATGAAAAAACGTTGAAGAGTCTGGCGGAGGCATTGGAAACCATAGCCAGGGTGCTTAAGGAGGCTGCTTCTTCTCCTGTTCCTTCCTCCCCGGAGGCGGCGAGCGTGGGATTATTGCCTGATTCCGACGAGGCGCAGGCGATTGCCGCCTTCCGCGGCAAGGTAGTTGTCACTTTGGATGACGTAAGGTTCATGACGGGCTGGGGAAGAGAGCGCATTCTTGCCCTTGTCCAGGATGGCAGCATTCAGGCGTTGCCCGGAACAGGAAGCGCCGGATGCCCCTATGAGTTCCCTGCCCTGTCTGTATGGCGCTATATCCACCAGCAGGATCATGCACAGAAGCCTCAAGTGAATGGAGTGGATATGAATATTCTTCCCCCGCGCAGAAGAAGAAAGGGGGCTGCAGCATGAATACCTTTTTCAAGTTTTTGGGGGCCTGCTCCTTTGGTTTTTCCGCTGCGTGCCTGTTCTGGCTGGCGGTGGAGCTGGATAACGCCGAGCTGCAGGCCGGCAAGAGCCCGCATTCCGGGTTTTGTCCGGAGTCTCCCACCCCCATGAAAGCTTTTGACGGTTTGGAAAAACCGTCCCGCCCTCACGGCATGAGGAAACAATGAGTTGGCCGGGGTCAGTTGGCCCTGACTCCCGGCCTGTTACAAATGCAACCTACAAAATTACAATAAGTAACGAGTTATGAATACACCAAGTGAAGCCACACGGCAAGAGAAAGTAATGGATCCCTCCAAGTCCACCGAGCTGGCCGTCAGCCTGGACAATCTGGCCCTGGAAGCCCAGCAGGCATTGAGCTGCAAGGGCAGCTTTGAAAAGGCCATCAACATGGGCATTGCCATGAACCGGCTGCGCGACGCCCTGACTCCCCCCATCATGGAATCCATCATGAAGCTGAAAGGCTCCCAGCTCGGCTTCCGCACGGACGAGTGCGCTGCGACACAATACAAAGAAGGCGTGACCTATGGCGTGGATGCGGTCAGGGAATGCCTGATTGTGGCCACCTGCATGGGCCTTTCTCCGGTAGGTAATCAGTGGAATATCCTTGCCGGGCGCACGTATGTGACCAAGGAAGGCATGACCTACCTGCTGAAGAACCTGGACGGCCTGACCAATTTGAAGATGGTTTACCATCCCGCCGAAATCAAAGAGTCTTCCACTTCCGGCATCAGCAAGAGCGGGAAGGAGTACCAGAAGATTGAGCGGGAAGGTTTGGTGAGGGTCGATATGAGCTGGGAGTTCAAGGGAGTCCCGGATTCCGAAACTCTTGAGTTCTGTATCCGTGTAAATAACGGCATGAGCCAGGATGCCATTATTGGCAAGGCCGAGCGGAAGGCCAAGGCATGGCTTTATTCCCACCTGACCGACACGATTATTTCCGACGGCGAAGTGGAAGACGGACGGGAAATGCGGAATGCTACTCCGGAAGCCGGAACGCAGAAGCCGAAGGCCGGCAATCCTCTTGCGGGCGCCGCTGTACCTCCGCCAGTGGCGGCGGCAGCCAGGCAGGAAGAAAAGCCCCTTGAACCGGAAGTGGTTTCTTCGCCCACTCCTACTGATGATTTGAAGTTGGAACCGGAATCTGCCGTGAGCGTGGCAGACCTGGAAAAACTGCTGCGAGACCACGGCGTGACGATGCCCCAGGTAGTGAATTTCTGCCGGGGCCGGCAGATTTATTACGTGCAGGGAGCCAGCCGGGAAGAGACGTTCCCGCCCAAGACGCTGGAGTGGCTGGTGGCGAATTTCAATCAGGTGGTTGCCTGGGTGGGGGCCTCCGGGAAGTAAGCATGCAGGATAGCAAGGATCTTTAGCTATGAATGTTTTAGATTTATCGGGCTTTGCGACTTTCGGCGAGGCTTGTGGCCGGGTGGATAATCCGCAGGCGTACCACGATTCCAAGAAGGGGATTCCTCACTGTGTCTCCAAGTCCATGCTGACGGATTTCGCCCGGAATCCCTATAAATGGAAGTATCGGCAGGATGAAGGGATTGAGAAGGTTTCCCAGGGGTTCCGGTTTGGTTCCCTGGTGGATTGTCTGGCCCTGACGCCGGATCAGTTCCAGAGTCAGTATCTCGTGGAAGAGTGGCTGCCGGGGGTGAATAAGAACGGCTCCGTGTCCAAGACGAAGCAGGACGACGGGCAAGCAGCCCGCTGGGCGGCGTTTGCCGACCGTGGGGGAGCCGTGCTGACGCCGGAGGAGTACGCCGAAGCGCAGAAGGCCGTGGGGATTTTCAATAATTACCTGCGAACCGAACATGGGCTGGTGCTGGGGGATTCGTTTGATTCCCAGGTGGCGATGTATAAGACGCTGCTCATTGAGTACGCACCGGACAAGCCTCCGGTTCCGATTACGATTACGGGGATGATTGATATCCTGCCTCACGATGAAGAGATGCCGATTATTGATATGAAGACGACTTCCACGCCCGTGGAGGATTCCGGTCTGATTGACCGGGATATGGCCCGCTACGGGTACGGCTGGCAGGCTGCCTTGTATTGCGATCTGTATGAAGCGATTTTCAGGATACGCCGGAATTTCATGTTTGTGTTCATGGAGTCGGCAGCTCCTTACTGCATTTCCGAGGTGCGGATGGATCAGGAGGCCCTGGAGCATTACCGGGGGCAGTATATGGCCGCCCTGCGCCAGTACGCCGAGTGCGTGGCGACGGGGATTTATCCGGGGGCTGTGGCCTTGCCGCGGTATTTCCGCATTCCGCGCTGGGAACTTAAAAAGGGATGGGAAGGAGGTGCGGCATGATGACCACGCTGACCATTACCTTGCCCCACACGCTGCGCTGCCTGTCTCCGAATGCCAAGGCCCCTCTCACGCAGAGGGGGGCCATTGTGGCCGGTTATAAGAAGACGGCTGCCAAGAGCCGCGCCCGGAATATAGCCTGGGGCAGGACTTATGAAGCCCTGAATGGCCGGAGGATGCTGCCGACGCATTACCGGGTGGTCTGGTTTTTCAAGGGACCGAAGCCGGACGCGGATAATTGCCTGGCGCGTTGCAAGGCGTATCTGGACGGGGCCTGCAAGGCTATGGGCATTGACGACCGGACGCTGGATTGCGCCGGGATTGACCGCGTGCATGACCTGGATAGGGCCGGACAGGTGGAAATCGTGTTTGAAAGGAGGGATCAATGATTAACATCCTCTTATCCGTCAGGCGGCCTTTCTCTGGTAAAATTTTGTCCGGCGAAAAGGGGTGGGAACTGCGTAAAAATGCGCCACGCCTCAACAAAGGCGACTCCGTCACACTGTGGCTCTATGAATCCGGCCAGTACGGGACACGGGGCATCATCGGCAAGTGCCGTTTAGTTGTCACTGCTGGACTTCGACCATATCCACCAAAGGGAATTTTAGAATGGACCATGAAGCAAGCTTGCGTGACGGAAGAGCACCTGCGGAATTACCTGCCTTGCTATGTCTGGGGCATCCAAGACCCCGTGAGGATTTCCACAGTGCCGCTGTCTGACATTGGGCTGACCCGTCCGCCGCAGTCGTGGCAGTACATCAGCCCGGCGCAGGCAGCCATTTTGGAAAGGAGGATTGCATGAAATACCTTTCCGTCTGTTCCGGCATTGAGGCCGCCTCCGTGGCGTGGGAATCCCTGGGATGGGAACCCGTGGCCTTTTCAGAAATCGAACCCTTTCCGTCCGCCGTACTCGCCGAGCGGATCCCGGACGTTCCCAACCTCGGCGATATGACCAGATATGAACAATGGAATATACCAGCAATTAACCTTTTGGTCGGAGGAACCCCCTGCCAGGCGTTCAGCGTCGCCGGAAAGCGAGGCAGTCTCGCCGACGACCGGGGAAACCTGTGTCTCACCTTCTGCCGCATGGCGGACCATTTCAAGCCCAAGTGGGTGCTGTGGGAAAACGTTCCCGGAGTCCTTTCCACGCCGGATAATGCGTTTGGATGCTTCCTGGGCGCTCTTTGCGGAGCTGACGCCCCCGTCATCCCTCCAGGGGGAGGGAGGAAGCACCCCAATAGCGGTGTGGTGGCCGGACCAAAAAGAACCGTGGCGTGGAGGGTGCTTGACGCCCAATGGCACCGAGTACCCCAGCGAAGAAAACGTGTGTTTGTCCTGGCTGTGGCAGGCGCTGGAAACTGGGCCAGTGCCGACGCGCTTTTACCTGTCGGCGAACGCGTGCCGGGGAATCTTGAGGCGTGCCGAAAGGCGTGGAAAGAAGCTGCCGGAAATGCTGGAAGCCGCTTTGAGGGCTCGCATTGGGATGGGGGACGGGTCCACCCCACCTTGTTCGCCCACAAGTCAGGAGTCGGCATGAGCGACCAGGAGATTTTCAGGCAGCGGGGGGCGTACCTGGTGCCTGATGTGGCGCCGTGCGTTACGGATCATTGGGCGAAAGGGACGGGCGGGCCAGCAGGGGGCGGCAATACGCCGATTGTGGTTTTTACCCAGAACGACGCGGGACGGGATGCCTCTATTGACGTGGCTCCGACATTGCGGAGCGGTCATGGCGGAGGAGCCGTCAATCAATGCGTGTGTCTCCCCGTGGACATACGCAACGCCATACGGCAGAGCGATAACGATGTGACCGGGAAAGGCTGGGGAGACGTGGGAGATCCCATGTATACCCTGACGGTCGGCGGTAAGACTCCGGGGGTGTGTTGCATCCAAGGTGATATCGCGGCAGGCCGAAGAGGGGCCCAGCATGGGATGGGAGTTTGTGAGGATGTATCATTTTCATTGCTCACGTCCTCGCCTCATTGCGTGGCCTACAATTATGTCGTGCGCCGCCTGACGCCGCGGGAGTGCGAGCGTTTGCAGGGGTTCCCGGATGACTGGACATTGATTCCGTGGAGGGGCAAGCCCGCCGCGGATTGTCCGGACAGTCACCGCTATAAGGCTGTGGGAAACAGCATGGCCGTGCCCGTCATGTGGTATATCGGACGGAGAATTCAGATTGTGGAAAGGAGGGGGAATGAAAGCCGTGCTTAGATACCTTGGCGCGAAGAACAGGCTGGCCGACTGGATTGTTCCATTTTTTCCGGAACATAAAATCTATGTCGAACCATACGGAGGTTCTGCGGCCGTCCTCCTGAACAAAGCTCCTGTGGAGATTGAGGTTTATAATGATCTTTATGATGACGTGGTGAATTTGTTCCGCGTTATTCGTTCCGAGCGTTATGTGGAGCTGATGGAGCTGGTGAATATGACTCCGTTTTCAGAGCGGGAGTATGAGTTGGCGGCCCGGGACAAGTCCGGGGATGAGCTTGAGCGGGCGAGGAAGTTTCTTGTTTGCTCGTTCATGGCTGTTTCCTGCGACGGGATGTTCCGCAAGACAGGATTCCGAAGAGACCGGAACGCCAGTTGCGGGCGGGTTGTCGGCAAGTGGCAGAGGCTGCCCGATCTGCTGGCGGAGGCTCATGTCCGGTTGTCGGGCGTGACTATCCGAAAGCAGGACGCGCTGGATATTATCCGGGAGTATGATTCTCCCGATACCCTGTTTTATCTGGATCCTCCCTACATGCACGAAACGCGCACAAAGGACGGCCGCTATGCTTTTGAGTATGATCATGGGGATCATGAACGGCTTTTGCGTCTTGTTGCAGGGCTGAAAGGCAAGGTTGTTCTGTCCGGCTATGATAACGGCCTTTATGCCTCCATGCTTCCGGGCTGGAGGATAGAGAAGAAGGCTACGGAGAGTATGCGACGTTCGCAGAGGATCGAATGCCTGTGGATGAACTACAACCCCCAACTGACGCTTTTTTGATTATGGCAACATCACGCATGATACGAGAAGGGTTTCTCGACTCGGAAAAGGTAGCGGCTTTGTCGTGGCGCACCGAGTGCTTTTTTCATCGGCTCCTACTGGTAGCGGATGATTACGGATTGTTTGATGCTCGCCCCATGGTATTGAGGACTCGCTTATTTCCCCTGCACCTTGACAAAGTCAGTAACCAGGACATTCAAGACTGCCTCCACGAGACGGAGGGAGCCGGGCTTGTAAGGGTATACTGTGTTGGGGGCAAGGATTATGTGCAGATCATCAATTTCGGGCAGCGCAGACAGAGTAAGCCCAGGTTCCCGCTTCCTCCGGGTGACGGTGATTCACCGTGCAATACAGTAATTCGCGGTAGTTCACGGGAAACCACGGTGATTCACCGTGAACCACGGAATTCCACCGCTTATACGGAGACGAAGTCGAAGACGGAGACGTATACGGATAAACAAGAAAACAATGCAGAGGGAAATACCACGGTGGTTTGTAGCGAGCCGCCCGCTGCTCCTGTGCTGCCTGCCCAGTCTTTCCCGAACCGGGAACGCCTGAACGACGTCCGGGGGATGCGCTGCGCCGACAATCACGCGGATCTGGGGGCTTCTCCCGGCGCCGCCAGGTTCATGGCAGCGTGCCTGGAAATCAACCCTTCATGGTCCCGGACAATGCCAACCGCCATTGAGACGGCGGCCGCACTTGAGGCTTACCGTTCCGCACAGGGACGGGTAACGCCACGAGACATGGAGATGTTGAGGGATTATTACGCGTCAGGACTGACAGAGGACTGCAAGAAGAAAGCTTTTTGGCGGCCGGACAGCCGCAAGAAGTTTTGGGAGTGCTTCGGGGATGTGCTCACCCACGCGGACCGCTGGGCCAAAGAGACGCGATGGAAGCCAGCATCCGCTCGGAAGAAGCTGAAAACAGAACAAGCCCCGCAACAGCCGGAAGGGCCCGTTGTGGATGTCGTGGACGCCGCAGCAGAAATTGCATCTCTACGGGAGGAAATGGGAATAGGAGGTGACGAATGAAGCAGTCAGAGTTAAAATTGATGTCCATCATGTCCGCAGCCTTTTCACGGCTGAAAATGTCTCCGGTTCAGATCGCTATTCTTTCCTGTATCGGTCTTAATCCCGGCATTCGGTTCGGAGAAATTGCCAACCGCGTTTCCGTATCTTCCAGCCGTTTGTGCTTTCATCTGAATACCCTTTGCGGTGCAGGAGACGTTTCTACCTCCCAATATGGAGGCAGATTCAAAAAAGGTTATTTCCTCACGGCACAAGGGCGTAAACGATTGGAAGACGCTATCACACGAACGATGAAAGATCATGTCTAAGAGAGATAAAACATCTATTGCCACAGAGAAGAAGAAGGAGTTTGCGAGGCTCTTGGTTGAGTCAAAATTGTCCAAGGCGGACGCCTATCGTAAGGCTTACAATCGCAAGGATATGAGTAATGACGCGGCCAGCAAGGCGGCATCCCGTTTGTCCAAAGATGGCGAAGTTTTGCGAATGATTGACGAATTAAACGCCCAGTTGGACAGATCAGCGATTGCCACCAAGCAGGAATGCCTTGAGTTTCTTACTGCTGTGTTGCGTACACCAATTGGAGAAGTGGGCGAAGATTCTCCTTTATGCCAGGAGGTTGCCTACACGGATTCAGGGATGCGCAAGAAGATGCCCGGCAAGATTGAGGCGGTGAGGGAACTTTCCAAGCTGGCCGGTTACAATGAACCGGAACCGGTGGATGTACCAGGGCTTTCAAAGATTGCCGCAGTACTTGCCGGAACGAAACAGGAGCATCTTGTACATCCTGATAATGGTAAAGCCGCTCCGATTGAGTTTGACGACGAGCAGGAAGCGCCGGAAGACAAGAAACGCCGCCCAGGATTACTAGACGGCGTGGGGAATGAACCGTTGGTTTAGGGATGAAATTTTATATTTGATTTCACATAGTTAAACATATCAACCTTACTTTGAAATGAGAAAATAAGAAGATATTTTTCTAAAAAATCATCTTTATAGATATTAGAAGGAAAATACTGAAGAACTCTTTCAACATCATCTTTTTTATTTATCATCAATAACGATATATATAAAAGAGATAAAAAAATGGGAGGTATTTGAGAAACTACCATCCATAAATCATTTTTTAATATATTTCTATAATCCTCATCCCATTGAGAATCCTCTATGATACATATTGTTTTCTTTAATGCAGAATAACAAGTAGAAGCTACAGGAGCCATAATGACTGAATAATGATAAACTAGAGTAACTTCATCATCAATTTTTTTATCTGTTGGCATTTTTTCTATATCCCCCTCGAACCAAGATTTTATTGTAAAAACATGTTTTTGATAGTCTTTCAAAACATTTATACCTTCTGATTCTTTTTTATCTATTCCGATTATATCGTATAACACACATAAATTTTTTACAGAATCGCGTATTAATCCTGTATAATTGAGAACCATAGAATCTACTCTATCTTTCCTCATTTCGGAAAACTGTTCATTAAAATTATCTTGTTGCTTAAATATTGTATAAATTAATCCTACAAATGCTAATCCAGCAAATAAGGCATTCAACCCTCCGTACATATCTCCACTGATTCCGAAACGGGAGGTTTCTGGAAAATTGATTCCTTCAAACAACCAGTCCGCTATACCAAGGCTTCCCCATGTGATGAAGGGCCATGCAATAAAGAGAACGAAGGCACCGAGAATAAACCAGCGTGCTTTTTCCCATTCTATACTTTTCTTTTTCGGAGAAGATTCTTGATCTGACATAGAAGGAAATGTAACCCCTTCATATCCCGATTGTCAAAGTATTTCACCAATTAACCATACAGATTTAGTCAAGTTACGGTTGTATTCATCCTCCTTCGTTTTGTTGTAATGATGGTACATGATTCGATGCGCTTTCAACGGAGGCGAGCTTTCTCCTACATCCGCCGTCCGGGCAGACTTGGATAATTTTCACCGCGGGGCTTCCAGGATTGAGAATCTGGACCTGGGCCAGATGGGCGGCGTTTCCCGGCGCCGCGGGTTCCGGCGCGTGGCTGCCGCTTTGGAAGGTTCCGTGATTTTGCCTTATGTTTATTCCACCAATGACCGTTTTCTTGTGGAGGTGTCCCCTTCCCTGCTGCGCGTGTTGTCCGCCGAGGGGGATGTGGTTGCCTCCCTGCCTTCCGTGTGGAGCCAGGACGATGTTTCCGCTTTGCGCCACAAACAGGTGAACAGCATGTTGTTTCTGGCCTGCCCCACGCATGAGCTGATGGTGCTGAAACGGGATGACGAGGGCATGTTTTCCCTGGCTCCCTATGAGTTTAAGGCCCGCCCCTGGCGGTATGAGGAGTTCCGGGATTTTCCGGTGCGCCTGACGCTGGATGAGGGGTGTTACAGGGTGTCTTTCGGGGAGCATGCGTCCGATGCGGACGCAGCGGTTAACGAGGGGGATGTGATGCGCGTCCAGGTGACGGTGCCCCAGCAAACCGGGTTCAGCACGGGGGCCGTGGTTCGCCAGGGCTGGGTGATTGCCAAGGCGTTTACGGCAGCCAGCACTTTCACGGCTGGGAAAAAGCTCTGCCTCAATGAGGGGAGTTATTGGTCCTGGTGGACGTGCGACAGGGATTTTAACGGGGCGGCGGATTTTGTGGACGGCCTGACGTCTCCGGCGGATTATCCGGAGCATTTTCATAAGGGTGTGATTTGCCATTCCAATACGATTACCTGCAAGGGGACCTGGACGTTTTATTGTTATAAGGAGTGGTACGGCACGTATGCCGTGGAGCGGCGTTTCCCGAATGAGGATTGGCAGCTGCTTGGTACGTCCAATTCCCCGGTGGGGGCCGTTTCCAATTTGCAGCTGACCGGGGACGAGGTGGGGGAGGAGTGTTATTTGCGCCTGATGTTGTATGAGTCCCAGCTTTCCAATGGTTCCGATCCCAGCCAGGGGTTTCCGGCTGATTCCTGCGGGAATAAGCTGGTGGTGGATGCTTATAAGAAGGATGTGGTGCTGCGGCTGCATTCCCTGTCTACCAGCGACGTGCGTAAGTTGACGCTGCCTTTGGGGAGTGATTTTTGCGATTTTTTCGAGAAGAAGGGGCTGCCGGTTTTTTCCGCATTGTTGGTTGATGGGGCCAAGGTGGACGGCGGGTTTGAGGTGTCCAGGGAGGGACGGACGCTGACGGTGAAGCCCGATGGGTTGACGACGGATGATGTCGGCGCCGGGAGTATGGTGCGCCTGGAATGGGAGCAGGCAGAGGTGAGTTTGGACCGGTTTGCGGAGGGGTCGATTGAGATGTATCGTTTTTTTCTGCCGGCGGGTACAGTCGTGTCGATGCAGGGGTTTGTCTGCGTTTATGCCGGGCAGACGATTCAGCTGAATTCAACGTTGAATGTGTGTTCTTTTTGCGAGGGCAACGGTGGTTCTTATTCGTTGATGCCTGTGTTTTCCACGATGGAGGAGGCATCTTTTACAGTGCCGGAGGACGGAGTTTATGTGGTGAGGATGGAGACCTGGCCCGGAGGATCCGTCAGCCAGCGGGCCAGAGCGCAGCTGGAGGTGCCTGCCTGCACGGCGTGGATGGAGGCAGAGGCGGCCGAGGTGACGGCTTCCGCGGAGTATTCTCTTTGGGATAATGTTTCCGCGGTTCCGGAGGGGGTGCCCCCGTCCGGGGAGTCGTTGATGTGGAGTTTCGCGGCGTTCCGGGGGGTGTACGGGTTTCCTTCCCTGGTGGATGTGTTTCAGCAGCGCCTGGTGTTGGCCGCTACGCAGGCCCAGCCGCAGACGGTGTGGTTGAGCAAGACGGATGACCTCAACAGTTTCGAGGTGGGGAAGCAGGATGATTCCGCGCTGGCTTTGACGTTGAGCACCACAACGCAGAACAGGATTTGCTGGCTGATGGCGCAGAGTTCCCGGCTGCTGCTGGGGACGGCGGACGCGGAGTGGGCGGTGTCCGGCGGCCAGGGGGTGATGACTTACTCCAATGCGCGGGCGGACAGCCACGGGTTTGTGGGGTCTTCCGATGTGCCGGCCCTGATGGCGACCGATAAGGTGCTGTATGTGGAGAGGGGCGGCGGACGGGTGTATCAGTACGGGTATGATTATGAGAGCGACGGGTTCGTGTCCCGCGATTTGACGGTGTTTGCCGATCATGTGCTGGCCGACGGCGGCGGGTGCCGGGGTGTTGCTTTTGTGCGCAAGCCGGAGCCGCGGGCGGTGTTTGTGCGCCGGGACGGGGCGCTGGCGCTGATGACTTATAATAGCATGCACCAGGTGCATGCCTGGCACCGGTACACGACAGAAGGGGTGTTCGAAGGGGTAGCCGTTTTGCCCAATGGGGATCAGGCGGATTTGCTGTTTGCCCTGGTGTCGCGGGAGGATGGACGGTTTATTGAGGTGCTGGCGCCGGGTAATGAGTTTCAGGATCCGGGAGGCAGGGATTTTGTGTCTGTGCTGGAGACTAACGCCCTGATTTCTCTTGAAGCTGCTGGACGCCGCCAGCATAGCGGCGGAGTGATGTTTTTCTTTGGCTCTGATGCACTGGTGGATGGTGTTGAGGTAAGCATTGACGGAACCCGTTGGGATGTACTGGACCGTTCCCCGTCTTCGTTTTTAACAAGGGGATGGCATTCTCTAGTTGCTGATGGATGCTGGAATTACGATTCCATGGTGGGCATCCGCGTTTCCGGCAACCGCGATTTCAATTTATTAGCTATTCAGGCATAATGGATAATAATATAGAGATTCTGAAAGAACAGCTTTCCGACCGCGTGTGGAGGTTAAATCACTTGTACTGGATTATCAATAAAGAGGGCAAGATGCAAAGGTTCCAGTTGAATTGGGCCCAGCGGCGGCTTCATGAGCAGTTATGGTACAGGAATGACATTCTGAAAGCGCGCCAGCTGGGCATTTCCACGTATGTAGCCATGCTGATGCTGGATATGAGCCTGTTCCGGCCCAATTTCCATTGCGGTATCATTGATAAAACTTTGGTGGATGGAACAGGCAAGATTGGCAAAATTGAGTTGGCTTACAGGAGTTTGGACTATGTACCGGATGATCCCACGGAAGAAGACCTTGCCCTGGCCGAGTTAGGACGCCTCATCAAAGGGGAGATTCAAGCCAAGCCTTCCAAAACGACGGTGTCTTTTTCCAATGGGAGTAAAATTACAGCCGGCACATCTCTCCGCGGCGGAACATTTCAGTTTTTGCATGTCTCGGAACTTGGATACGTCGCGGCCCACGCCCCTCTGCGAGCCCGCGAGATTGTGACAGGGGCCATGAACGCCGTTTCCAAAGACGGCGTGATTGTCCGGGAATCCACCCATGAGGGAGGAAAGTTTGGCCTCAATTACGAGATGACCAAGGCGTCCATGGAGATGGTCGGCAAACCTCTTTCTTCCCTGGATTGGAAGTTTTTTTTCTTTCCCTGGTGGAAGAATCCGGAGTATTTCCTTGAAGCTGATGATGAACATGGATGCAGTTTCCCGGAGGATTTACAGAAGTATTTCGAGGATTTGAGGTTAAGGTGCGGCATTTCCCTGAATGATGCCCAGAAGCGTTGGTACGCCTCCCAATACAAGACATTTGGAGGATTGGTCCGTCAGGAATATCCTTCCACGCCGGAAGAGGCGTTTCAGGCATTGGTGGAGGGATCCATTTATGGTTCTTACATGGACGCATTACGTTCCAAAGGCCGACTATGCGCCGAGTTTGAAAAGGATGATCTGGCTCCCTATTATGTGTCCTGGGATATTGGCATGGCTGATTATATGGTTCTCTGGCTCTGGCAGGTGAGGGGAGACGGCAAGTTTTACGTGATGGATTGCTTGCAGGCCAATGAAAAGCCCTTGGAGTGGTATATCAATTTCATCCGCACGAAGTGGGAAGTGATGTTTGGCCCCATTTACAAACATCTGGTTCCCCACGACGCAGGGAGGAGAGATACCCACGGGATTACCTTTGACGTGTATTTGAGGCGAGCAGGGTTCAATGTGTCCGTAGTGCCGCGCATTTCCGATGTGTGGAATGGTATTTTTGCGGTACGGCGCCTCCTGAATCATTGCATTTTTCACGAGCGATGCTCCCGGCCCCTGAAAATTGACGGAGTGGAATATATGTCTGGCGTAAATGCCCTGGAGAATTATCAGAAGGCCCCGGCAGGAGCACATGGTGTTGAACGGGATACCCCCCTGCATAATAGGTGTTCTCACGCCGCGGACGCATTCAGGACATTTGCGGAAGCTTATGAAAATGGCCTTGTTGGAGCAGTTGGAGCTGTTGCCATGCCTGCCCAAGCGGTAGAATCACGCCAGACACGAGGACTTGCCATAGGCGCGGATGCACTCTTTTTCTAAACTCCACTAAAAAGCCACACGTCAGCCACACGCCACAAGCATTAAATAGATATAATTTAGATGTACAACCAATTTCAAAAACATTGAAATTACAATGATATGGTAAAATACTTTAGTTTGCCTTAATGATAAAATCTGCATGGGGTGCAGGGGGTCGCAGGTTCGAATCCTGTCAACCCGACCAATTTCCCATTCGTGAGGTCTTGCAGAATACTTCATCCTGCAAGGCCTCAAACTTTTTTGCTTTGCGCGGTATTCCACCCAGCCCTATGGTTCCGCCATGCACCTTGCCATGCATCACATTCCGGATGCATGACAATTTTCCAAAACCAAACATACACCGCCCTCAAAGCAGGAAGTTTGATCCTCCCTCCCTTTGGAAATATTAATCGGGAAAATTATCACAAGATACATTCCCTCCCTCTTGCTAATAAACAAAAAAATCTTGGGTATCTTCCGGGTTCATGCCATTCATATTCGTTGCCATTTCCTCTCCGTCCGGCCCGCTACTCCGCTTCCCTGCCGTGGGACAGGACAAACCGGAACCGGGAGGAAACAGTTTTTTATTGCGTTGCAGGCAGGTAAATCATATACCCCGCCGGTTCAGACTTCACCTTTTCCCCTTGCTTTCATGCCATCCATTTCCTTTCTGAATCATCTCGGAGCCCTGCTGACGCTCTGGCTTCTCCTATGCTGCGGCGCACCAGCGGCGGAAAACGGCAGAATCCTGATGGTGACGGAAGCGACTTTCCCTCCCTACGAATTCCGGGACGGAAACGCCATCCTGGGCATTGACCCGGAAATCATGCGGGAGGTAGCCCGGCGCACCGGCAGGGAGCTGGTCATTGAAGACATGAGCTTTGATTCCGTGATTACGGCTGTAGTTTCCGGAAAGGCGGACGTAGCCGCCTCCGGAATCACGGTTACGCCGGAACGCAGGAGGAAAGTGGACTTCTCCATTCCCTATGTGGAAGCCGCTCAGGTTATCATCGTTCCCAAAGGTTCTCCCATCCGGAAGCGGGAAGATAAGGAATTCAACTCCGTGCCGGCAGTCAACGATGTCACCACGAACATTGACCGGGGTGAAGTGGTCTTCATCGTAGGCCCGTCCGGTTCCGGTAAAAGTACCTTCCTGCGCTGCCTGAACCTGCTGGAGGAACCGACCTCCGGAGAAATCCGTTTCAAGGGAAAGCTGGTTACCTCTCCCGGAACGGACGTCAATCAATTCCGCCAGCACGTAGGCATGGTTTTCCAGCATTTCAACCTTTTCCCGCACCTGACCATTCTGGAAAATATCACTATCGCCCCGGTTAAAACGGGACGCTCCAGCAGAAAGGAGGCAGCAGACCAGGCGGAAGCCCTTCTCCAGCGCATTGGGCTGTACGGCAAGAGGCACTCCTATCCCCTCCAGCTTTCCGGAGGCCAAAAGCAGCGCATCGCCATCGTGCGCGCCCTGGTCATGAATCCGGATGTCATCCTGTTTGACGAGCCGACATCAGCCCTGGACCCGGAAATGGTGGGAGAAGTGCTCTCCCTGATGAAGGAGCTGGCGCAGGGAGGACTGACGATGGTAGTGGTTACCCATGAAATAGGGTTCGCGCGGGAGGTTGCTTCCCGCGTCCTGTTCATGGATAAAGGGAAAATTGTGGAAGAAGGGCCTCCGGACCGCGTTATCGACCGCCCTGCCAATCCCAGGCTGCAGGAGTTTTTTTCCAAGGTGCTCTGA